TTTAACCACAATATTCCATAATGATCTACTTTTTTATTGTAGCATTCTTGATAACATTGGCCATAAACAGCGGTTTGAAGTTCATAAGTTGAATGCATTTGGTTAGATGTTTTAATATCTAATAACCACAATTCATCGTTTATTTCAACAATTAAATCGCAGGTTCCTGCTACTTTAAGTTCGTCTGAAAATAAATGTACTTCAGTTTCAATTAGTTTTGGGGTGAATTCCTCCCAAAAATCTACAAAACGTAGAAACATCTGCCACACATCTGAGTTATATTGAGGTTTACCTGATTGGGATAAAAAATATAATTCTTCACCGTTTAAATATGCTTCACATAATTCATGTACTTGGGTACCTTCTTCTGCTGCTCTTTTAACAATATGTTCAGAAGCATAGCCTACTTTTTTTAACCAATCCTCAAAAAATTTTCCTTTAGGATATAGATTCAATACATATGTTACTGAAGGGTAGTATTCACCATTTCGTCTATAATATCTAGAATCTGGTAATGTAATTTGTTTATGGTCGTCAGATATTTCTAAAATTCGATCATATGAATGCTTAATTTTGCTCATATAATTTGTAATTTTTTCTCAAGTAAGTCTGAGAATGTTAAAGGATAAGTATTTTGAATGAGATTGGTAAAATTTTCAAACCCCATTTCACTTGGATCTTTTTCGTTTAAATCTACTAAATAAACTTCTTTACCTTCGTTCATTAAGGTTTCACAAAAATTCAATGCTTGTTTAACAGCATCCTTATCTAAAGCTATATATATTTTTTGTACTGTGGAATTTATGATTTTTTTCATTAAACTACTTTGAATGTTTTTACCTAAAAGTGGTATAGCATTTCGTTTAATAGCCATAGCATCAAACATGCCCTCACACAATATAATAGGTACATTCCAATTAATAAAAAGCTCTAAACCAATAATATCTCGAGAGATGTCAGGATTGCGGTATTTAATTTTAGAGTTTTTATCGTAACTTCTTGCAGTGAAATAATTAAGATTTCCTTTTTCATCATATGATGGTATGATAACCATATTTGAATAAGATCCAAACTCACAATATCCTATATTGTATTTAATAATATCCTCATGTTTTACATTTCTATTTTTTAAGTAATGTATTACATGTTTAGTAGCTAAACTTTTAGGGGGATTTATTAAAGAAATAAATTCTTTAGGTAACGTTATCTTTTTAGTTTCAATTAATTGTTTAGAATCTGTTGAAGACGATTTAACTAATAGTTTAAGTTGACTGAATTTATCTGGGTCTACTTCTATTTTTTTAAATAATGTGGTTAATTTTTTACCTTTAAAACCACACACCCAACATTGGTAGAATTGAAAGTTAGAAGATGTTTCATCTAAATTAACTTCAAGTTTTAGTTTGTGGTGGTTACATTCAGGACAATGGTATGCTCTGTTACCTTTAGAGGTTGATTTTCCTTGTCCTAAAACCGAATCGATCAGATATGTAAGTGCAGTATTCCCCATAATTTAACCCTAATATAAAAAGGAAAATTTAGATATCCAAATTGAAATCTTTTGTGAAAAATTTTCCTAATATATTGTCGTTAAAGTACTCTATTGGGTTTTCTAATACACCATATTTAAATAGATACTTACATTCATAGTATGTAAGTAGTTTTTTACTATTAACCAACTGTAAAATCTCACGAGTAAATTCCGAGTGTTTACCATCCTTTATTAATTCTACAATTGGTTTAGCAGAACCATAATATGTTTTCCAATCCGATTCCTTTTGAACAACTTTATTAGTTGATTTACGACCGGGACCAGTTTGTTCTGCTAATTCTTTTTTGGTAAGCTTTTTCTTTATATTGTGAAAAAGCGATTTTTTTCCTATATAAGAAATTCCTGAGGGATTATGTGTAGTAATATATATGAAACCATAAGTCCCTTCAGGAAAATCTTCAAGTGAGTCTATAACTTTATCTTTATATAACCACATTTATCTATCTATATTGATTAATATTGTTGTATCTGTTGTAGGAGATGAAGGTAATGGTTGAGCCAATTTACCTACAGCAAGTAGATTTTGTTGTTCATCGTATAAACCAATAGTAGTAATATAAGGAGAAAAATACGATTCAGTTACGAATCCATATGTTGTACCTTCAGTACTACCTGATATGGTACTTGGATTTAAAGTAAAATTATATTCGTTTTCTCTAATGGTACATTTGTATTGGGTTTCATATATAGTATATGAACTTTGAAATGAACAAGTAACATCTGAAGACTCAATAAAATTAAATAAATCACTTAATAGAGTAGAAGTAATAGTAATAATACCATGAGAATAAAATATGTTTCCTACTATTTCACTATTATATAATATATTTCCTTCTCCATCATCTGTTAATACTTTAGCTATACCATTGTAAAATACAAATGTACTTGGATTTATATAATCTCCAAATAAACGAGCAGGTATAGATATAGCACCTACATATGCTCCGGATGAAGTAGGGAAATATTTTGGGTATGTTAATGTAGTTTGAGAATAGTTGTAATATTGTGGATTTTGAGTAGATCCAACGAATCTATCTCCTTCAGTGTCTCTACCCGGTACTAAAATAGGTAAATTTACATTATCACTATAGCTAGAACTTAAATAATTTGAATAATAAAGTTCTTTAATTGATGAATATACTAACCGCTGATATTGGGTACCTAAATTTCCTGTGGTAGGATCAGAATCTGGATTAAATAGAGTTCCGTCTAAATTTTGCCCCAGTAACCTATCTATACCAACTGAAGGATCAACTAGACTACTACCTCCTGTGAAGGTAAAATCCTTGTGTACTTCAAATGGAGTAACAATTATATCTGAGGTTAAAAGTTGCTTGTAAGCACTCATTCATTTTAGAAATCTAATTTAACACGAACTAATGCTTCTTTTGTAAAATCTTTTAATAGTGGTCTTGATAATTTAGCAACCGCTAAAAGTTCATTATTATCATTATACATTCCAATTGTTGTTGGGAATGTTTGGGGATTGTTAATAAATGAATTGTATAACACCTCACCCGTACTTCCTGAAATAAAACTTGGATTTTCTGAATAATTAAATTCTGCATTTCTTGCTCTGATAAAGATATAATCAGAAGCAATAGTTTCTTGACTATTTAATCTAAATGAGGAAGCATTAGCTCCGTCAATTGAATTAAATAATTTTTGATAGTTATCTCCATTTGAATTTAATGATCTACTAGGTGTTAAATTAATAGATTGAGATAGAGCTAATGGGTTTAATAAAATTGTTCCAATATCTGGAAGTAAATAACCATAAGAACCAGAATTAGGACTATATCCATTTGAATCTACTCCAGCACCAAAATATCCTGTTCCTGAAGAACCACTAATTAGTTGGTAAACTCTTCCTGCATCGTTAAATACAATAGAGGTAGCATATTGACTGTTATCTGTTAATGAAATAACTTCATTGTTTGGACCTTGTAGTAATAAAGTTAAAGATCCAGGAAATAAGGATTGTTTATATCTAGTTCTATCGATTGATAATGCCCAGAAATCTTTAGATATTGTATTTCCAAAAACAAAATCTGAATTTTCATCTCCTAAAACTAATGTTCTATATTGACCATAGGTAGTTCTAGTAGGAGAAGCTCCAGGTACAGCACTGTTATACCAAACACTTCCACTGCCAAATTTATTGCCATATGCTATTGCAAACTGAACTTCAGCATCTGAGGTTGATGGGTCTGCCTGATAGACATTATAATAATAGTCTCCTGAGGATCCTGCTGTTTGGACAGCTGATAGAAAGAAAGTTGTTAATTCTGGGTTATTTCCTGACCATAATGTAGCTGTGATTGAATCAGCACTAACAACAAAGTCTTCAGGTGTTAAACGAATAAATGTACCTGCCATGATTTATTTTTAAGATATTTTTGTAACGGTTACTGGGATAGTTAAACGGGCTCCACTATCTCTACCTTCTACAGTTAAAGTAGCTTGCAATTGAGTATTAGAACCAAATAATGTATTAACGGTAGTTGCTCTAAGGTTTAATGTAGTACCAACAACTGTTTTAGAAACATCTGTTCCTAATGTAGTAGTTGAATTTAATGCTTGAGCAGATGGTGTATTAACACCTACTCCTTCAAATGTACTCATTAAGCGAACATCCGAAATAGTAAATGTATATCCTGAACTTTCAAATGTATTTCCTCCGAAATAATTTAATGTTTGAG